AGATATAACAGTTTTTTATGTGTATAGCTACCGTGAGGGCCCTTATAATTGATGAGGTTGTCATAATGTTCTGAGATTGCATTACCACATTCGGATATTGCCGGTATCGAAGTTATCTCATCGAATACCTTTGATGGATTAGGATATACATTTCTGATAACGTGTGTATACGATCTTGAGTGAATAGTCTCAAAGAATGCCCATGTTTCAATAAGTAACTCAAGTTCAGGATTACTTGCAAGTGGCAATAAAGCCAAGTCAGGTGATCTGCCCTGTACCGAGTCTAATATGATTTGTCTTTTTAGGTTGGATGTAAATATGTGTTGTTCGTTTTTTGTTAGCTTACTAAAATCAATCTTGTCTTTTGTGACATCGATCTCATCAGGAGTCCAATAGAATGATAACATCTTCTCATATAGTTTTTGTAAGGCTGGGTATTTAACTACATCATATCTTGCAACGTCAACACCTTCGTCAAAGAATAAATCTTTTTCTAAGTGGCTTTTTGTATTTATTTTAAATACAGATTTTTTCATTTTCATACTGTAAATGATTCTCCACAACCACACCTGGCTTTTTCTTTGGGGTTATAAAATTCAAAGCCTTCATTAAGACCTTCATATTTATAGTCTATCTCACATCCATCGACGTATGCAAGTGATTTAGGATCAATGACTACACGAACACCATTAATAGTTTCTTCTATATCGTCTATATTTTTATCTATAGAATATTCTAAGTGATAGGCCAGACCTGAACAGCCTGTAGTTTTTACTAATACACGTAATCCCATTTGACCAGTTAGAAGGCCATGTAATTTTTCAGTTGCGTGGGAAGTTAGAGATATCATAGTATTATGTATATAAAAAAAAGACCGGAGTATTGGGTGATAAGGAACTCCGGAGAAAACCTCAACTAGCTGACTCTACGCCGCTAGTAAATAATCTGACTGATTGCCGATTAATTTTTCATTTTATAGCCTTTGTTGGCTGACGAGTCTCAAGCGGATCTGCTACCTAATCGAAGCCGTGTCTCCCCCATCAAATACATCTCGTTTAAAATATATTTGGTGGAGGAGGTGGGAATTGAACCCACGTGTTAAGTGCTCCTACCTTCACCTTTACGTCGTTTTATAACTCACTTCATTTTTGAATGAATGTTATTTATGCATCATCTGAAGTTAGTAATTTCCAAAGTATTGCTGCGGAAATTAATCCAACCAATCCAGCGTCACCTAGCTGATGGACTATTGCAATAATCGTACCAATGACGTCTCCGCCAAGAAAAGGCACGCTTCCGCCAAATACGATTTGCAACATAATTGCCAAACCAATAAGTGACATTGCTATAGCCGTTGCGGCGGCTACGCCGTTTGTGATTTTATCTAACATATATTCTCCTATGTCGTTTTTAAAAATAGTTTAGCCTCAGTTCGGAGGTAGATCATCCTTAAACCTTTTATTTATTTCATTATTTAGTTCAAGGAATAGTGGGAAGAAAAAAGAGGATAACAATCCTATGACAGCGAGTGTTATTATGAATCCGATCCCCGCCCATGTAAGTAGTTCAATCATAATTTATTTATATCCTGAAACGTCCAGGATACGTTTTTTTATTTAAAGAACCATTATAACATAATTTATAGGCAAAGTACATAGTAAACGCAACTATTTTCGCAAAATAATTGAAAAAATCCATATTATGATTAATCATAGTAAAATTGAGGTCTCCATGGCCTTTTTGTTGCTGCATAGATGTCACTGCGATAACCTTCTCCTGGGAATGCCTCATCACTGTTACACCATCTGAGTAATGCTTCATAGTGTTCTTTTCTATTATTGTCCCCACCAGTCTGGTTTAATCCTGTTGCATCGTTCTCCAGAGTTAAGTTAGGCCTAGATAATATGTTTGCCTTTAATAATTCTTTATTTATATCATCTTGATCTGGCTCAATACCATGCTTAATAAAATTACCAACCATTTCACCAATGAATTTATGACCATCCTCTCCTCTATGATCATCTATGTTTTGCATGAGGTTAGGATTCTTTGCTACTTCTTCTTCAGATATATCACCTTCAATAGCATCACCATTTGCAATTATACCCTGCCTCTCTAACCACTGGTCTATAAAACCTAAGTTAGCAAACATCTCATGACCAGTTTTAGGTTTTAGATACATAAGATCTGCAAACTTTGGTTGATACCACACATCAGTTCCCCACCAATAATAAGGAATATCATTTGCTTCACAATAAGCTGCAACATGATTTTGTGCCATTGCCCATTTATGTCTAAGTTCATTATGTGCTGTTGGTAGATTTAAATAAGCTTCTCTATAATCTACATATCGTTTATAATATTCTATGATCTCTTGCATATGTTCATCTTCATGGTTCTCTAAATAATATGGATGCACATTTTGTTTGTACCCAGCCTGATATAATATGTTTGGAAACTTTAAACCTAAGTGAGCCATTAGATCAGGAATTCTTTTTAACATTCCTGTCGACTCATCTTTAGATAGATAACCTCCTGTAGATGTCAACCTAATCATTCCTTCACGTGGATATTGATTTAAATAAGTGAACTTATCTGAGTAAGGCGGATCAATACCTAATCTAATATTATCAACAAAACATCCATCACGAAATGGATCATCTGCGTATAAGCGATGATATGGAATATCAAACCTATCTGCATACGTCCATTGTATCATAACCATATCTGGCTTGATTGTATTTGTTTCCATCCAGTGTATTGTAGAATCTGCTATAGCTCCAGCTGAATCTCCGCCCTTAGCAAGGTTAACAACATTAGTATCACCTAACATCTTTCCAGCTATATTGGGCCATAGCTTATCTGCATAATTATTAAGTACAGCATGATTAGTACCATGCGTGTGTGAACAACCGTTAGCTAAGATCATTTAATCCACTCCATTTAATAAAGTTTCTATAGTCATCCATTGTATCAACTATTGGTTCATTTTTAACGTTCAAAGAAGTATTAAGTAACATAGGGCAACCTGTTTCTTTATACCACAATTCTAATACTTCTCTTAATATACTATCACATTGTGGTTTAACTAATTGAACTCTTGCTGTCCTATCTACATGCTCAACTAAATTAAAATCTGGGCTTAGGTGTTTAGGTGTGAATTGCATATACTGACTGGCGTGTCCTATAAAATATTGCTCATAATATTCTGATAAAATTGCAGGTGCGAATGGTCTCCAAGTTTCTGCTCGTTTTTTTATACCATATATAGGATGAAGGAATTCTTGTTTTCCTCTTGGATCACATAATAGTGATCTGTTACCTAATGCTCTTGGTCCGAACTCTGCTCTACCAGAACATACCGCAGCTATACCACCACCTAATAATTCTTTTATTATTTTATGTGGATCCATTCTAGGTACTTGAGTTCCTAAGTATGGTCCTTTCCAATTTAGTTTCTTTCCGTAATGTCTTGCCGCTGCTCCGAGGGCAGAGCCTCCATCACCAGGGTTTGGCATTATCCAAATAGCTTCCTTCATAGACTTTGCTTTACTATTAGCTACACAGTTTAATGCACATCCACCCATAATAATTAAATTATCATGAGAGGTATGTCTTTGAATTGTTTTAAGGAAATAGTATTCATAATGGTCTTGAATATTTCGAGCCATATTTCTATTATCATTTTTATCGTTAATCTGTATTTGAGCATTCTCATATCGTCGTTGAAATAACCAATGCTCTGAATGGCAACTGCCTTGGAACAACGGAGATATTTTAGGTACAGCATCTATAAAACCAAAAAGCTTTGAGTCTTCTCTATCGTATCTACCACCAAGTGCTGCCATTGCCATAACAATATATTCGTCTTGCATTGGTTTATAACCTAACTTTTCTGTTACATAAGAGTATGGCATACCAAAAGACTTAGGGTATTTCATTCCCCAAGTTTGTTTCATTACTCCATCACGTACTTCATGAACTGTAGCAGTCTCCCATTCACCTACAGCATCCATAGTTAATATATCGCAATCATCAAATGGAGATGTGGCCCAACCAGCCCATGCATGTGTTTCATGATGGTTATATTCATAGTCAACAGGAATATTCCTTTTCATTGGTGGTTGTCCTGACCATTTACGGCGGGCATTTACATTGTCAAGTATTTGATGACCGACTACAACATCGGCTTTTGGGAGTAGGCTAGCATCTAACCATTTAGAATTTTTAATACGATCATGTCTTTCTTGATGGTGAGCTTCTAGTATCTCGCCATCTTCAATTAAGCACCAACAAGCATCGTGGCTTCCTTCAGATATTCCTAATATTTTCATTATAAAACACAGCTTTCACAATAGTCATCATATTCTTTATCACTGCTAAAATCCTCTCTTCCTAATTGTGACTCATCTTCATTAGTCAGGTCATTAGTATTAAAATAATATAATTGTTTACCACCATATTTATAGAAGGTAATTAAGTCCTTCATCATCTCAGACATTGGTATTTTATTGTCTTCATATTGTGCTGGATTATAACTGGTGTTTACTGATATACCTTGGTCAACATACTTCTGAAGTACTGCCATGATCTTTAAGTAACCTTCTGGTCCAGGTTGGTCCCATAATAGATCATATTTGTTTTTAAGATTATGGATTTGTGGTACAACTTGTGCCATAACTCCGTCCTTCGATTGCTTATATGATACTAATGCACGAGGTGGTTCAATACCATTTGTAGCATTACCTATCTGGGCCGAGGTTTCAGCGGGCATAATAGCCATTAATGTCGAATTTCTTATGCCGGATTTCAAAAGCTGCGCCCGTAACGCCTTCCAAGGCATTCTTTCCTTATGTTTGACTAATTCATTGACCTCGGGTTTATAGCTATCTATCGGCAAGATACCATGCCCGTACTTAGTCTCGAGATTTTTATAACAACAATCCTTCTCTTTTGCTAGATCTGCACTAGCTTTTATGAGATAATATGACCATGCTTCTGCGTAGATATCAACGGTGGCAAGGGCTTCCTCATTGTACTTCAGCCCACGCTTCGCTAAGAAGTAGGCAAAGTTTATGATGCCTACACCTAGTGGTCTGCGGTTCATTGTGGATCTTTCTGCCGCAACAACAGGATAGTTTTGATAGTCAAGGAGAGCATCAAGAGAACGTACTGCTAACTCACAATACTTTTCAAAATCACGTGGGTCATTTATTAGACCCCAATTAATTGCTGAAAGAGTACATAAACTGATCTCACCTTTACTTGTATCGTCATATGATTCTAATCCGTGACTTGGCAGATCGATTTCGCAACATAAATTCGACTGGTGTATCGGAGCTTGTTTCTCTATAAATGCCCCATGTGTATTTGCATGGTCTACATTTTGTAGATATATTCGTCCAGTCTCTTTACGTTCTGTTAGGAATTGAGAGAATACCTCGAGGGCTGGTAGAGATTTCTTACGGATTTTCCATGACCTCTCATACTTTTCATATAACTCTTTAAATTTATCTTGATCTTCAAAGAATGCATCATACAATCCAGGGACATCATTAGGTGAGAAGAATGTTATTTTGCCACCTTCTAATAGTCGTTCATACATTAACTGGTTAAACTGAAATGCATAATCCATATTACGTACACGATTCTCTTCAGTACCTCTATTGTTTTTTAATACAACAAGATCCTCAAATTCATAATGCCAAACAGGCATATATACAGTTGCGGCACCACCTCGCACTCCACCTTGAGAACAAGATTTGACCGATGCTTGAAACAATTTGAGGAATGGTATTAGACCAGTATGTGCAATAGAACCATCACCAATATTACTACCAACCGCTCTAATCTTTCCAGCATTAATTCCTAAGCCGGCTTTCTTTGAAATGTATTTAACGATTGAAGTTGATGTTGCATTGATTGAGTCTAATGAGTCATTAGATTCTAAGACTACACATGACGAGAATTGTCTTGTAGGCGTTCGGCAACCAGCCATGATAGGTGTTGGCAATGAGATATAGAATTGTGATATAGCATTATAGAATTCTCTTATAAACTTTATACGCCTACCATTATATCTACCGAATAATGTCATGGCAATCATAATATATAATACCTGAGGCGTTTCGTATATGGTACCATCTGATCTATTCTGTACCAAATACTTGGATCTCATTTGTTCCATACCAGCATATGTGAAGTCATCATCACGTGAATGATCTACTATTTGCGAATCAATATAATCTAATTCAGCATCAGAATACATGTTTAATATATCTGCATCATAGACTCCAGCATCAATATTATGGTCAATAATATCTTTTAATCGCCATGGGTCCTTGTCACCATATACAAGTTTCTTTAATTTATAATTGATTAGCCTTGCTGCAACAGTCTGATAGTTAGGTGTTGCTTCACTTATTAGTTCGGATGTTGATTTGATTAAGAGATCATGGATCTTAACAGATTCCATTGCCTCATATACTTGAACATTGGCTCTCATCTCTATTTCAGAGACCGATACCCCAACTAAGTCTTGACACGCCCATTCAAGAACTCGGTGGATTTTATTAATATTGAACGGCTCAGTCTCGCCGCTACGCTTCGTTACAAAGATAGACGTCATGTCACTCCAATTAAATTATGTATTACAGTATGTTATTAACAGATATAAAAATGTTTTCTTTGGTATTATATATAGGAACACCAGCGAAGTATCCAACTGGCTTTGTTGATTCTAAATGCACAACCGTTCCTTTGTATCCTTCGTGATTCAGGATGTGTTGACCTTCTTCAAGGTTCTTGAAGTCTTCATTTAAGTCAAGTGAAGTATCATGACCTAAGTCTTGTAATACTTTAAGCATATCTTCTTCTGCCATGCCAGTCTCTTCCCTAAGGAGAAACAATGCAGCAGCATATGAAGCTATTCTAGATTTACCGAATGGTACCTTCTCTAAAATTCTTTTTAAATTAAATACTAACTTATGAAATACCGTATAAGTTTTCTTTTGAGAGTTTGATTGTATGTCACCCTTAACAAGTAACTTACCCCTATCGTCAATTACACCTTCCTTATAGGCATCGGTCTTTTTCCAAGGTGTTGTAAGTAAGCGAAGAAACTTATACGTAATGAATAAATCTACAGCACTCTCTTTTAAATATTGACTCATAGCTTCCTTAATACATCTATAATTGTTACATCTAATGGGACCTCGACAAACTCTTCTTCTGGCAAATAGTTCAAATAAACCAGAAATGTTTTAACTGTACTTTTTAATACGTCATGCGTCTTGCACATTAGTATCTCTGCACAGATCTTAGGTCCTAAAACATTACCTAATATAATAATATGGTTTAGTATTAATCGCTCTTTTAAATCGTCATCACGATAATATCTATTGACAAGCCGGTTAATATACTTAAATCTAGATATATCTTCCTTGAAATCCTCTGTAGTTGCCCACTTATCTTTCTGATAATGCTTTGCAGCATATAACTCGAAGTTACTCTTAGTCAATTCCATAATATATATTTATACTTTATTTTTTAAACCAAGATTTTTTCTTTTTCTTTACCTTTGCTTTTGGTTTTGGACTAACGCTACTGGTAGTTGTATCGCCAGTCGCTGGTAAGTCCGAGCTTAATCCATTCCATTTATCCATAAACTCTTGGCTATGGATGTATCTAGTGCCATCGTTAGCTATTAATAACTGGCCTTCCACACTAACAATACCACGTGGTGTTGCAATACTATTTGCATACGCGCCTACTCTTCTTAATGCCATACTTTCTCCTTATGTAGTAATTATATCTTGTAACCAGAATGTTTTAAATGTTTCTGATTCTTTCAATTTCACCTTAACGTGATTAGCTCCTAATGTATCTATAACACCCTCTCTGCCACCTTTAGTTACAACCGGATCATTCACTTTAAACAGTTTACCAGCCACAAACTTTTCTCTTAGATTTGAAGTTTTCTTTAATTTGATATGTCTATAAGGTTTTGATTCCTTTATACCCATGCCGGCTTGAACTGCTTTCATTAGTCCCTCGGCATCTTTAAATTTCTTTGGTACACCCTTAGTAAATGCAATTAGGTCATTGTCTTCAGCAGCGGCTCTCATCTTGGAAGCTGACATACCTTCAGCACCTTCAGCATCTGGGTCTCTTACACCAGCGCTTATAACATCTATTACATCAAATTCATAAAATCCATGTCTAGCTTTTTTACCATTAAAATCATCTAAAAGTTTAACAAATTCTTGGTGTCTGTCATCACCAACAACTAATTCGAATTCTGTATATCCATCTTTATAACAAGTAACTGCTACATCCCAAATTGTTTTAATTTTCTTATCCATAAGGATATGTCTTGCATGCTTAGGAAACATCTTACGCATAAATTTAATTTTAGTCTTCCAATCTAATGGATTCTTTTTATTGCCTGCGGTTTGGGATGCATATACTCTATGGTCACCGGTACCTTTGGACATACTAATATCTAGTAGTTTTTCATGACCGATAGTGGGAGGATTGAAACGACCAAAGTTTACTGTGACCGTTTTTGCTGCGGCCTCTTTGAGAAGGTGTTCTTTAAAGCTATGCAGTGACATTACCAGTTCGCGTTCTTATATTTGGTTTTGCCGTCGATTTTTAGAATGCCAGCATCTTCAGCACTACGAGAAGAATACATGCCGCCAATTACCATATCGTCATATAATTTTTCCATTGCTTTAATAAATCTTGGATCAACTCCAGATTTTAACCATGTTTTATACATCGCGCGGAATTGGTCTAAGCCTTTAAGGGAAACCTTTTCATTCCATTTTTCTTTTAGTTCTTGTGCTTCTTGCATATCTCTCAATGCTGCTGTTACAGTTACTGACATATTATTTTCCTATTTAATTTTTGCTATTTTCTTCAGTGCATCTTGCATTAATTTACCGTCATCGAAGTCAAGATATACAGCAACGTGATCTTTACGTTTCATCATACGGAATTTAACACCTTTGCCTTTCACAACACGTTGAATTTCTTTCGCGCTGTCAACATCGGTCTTTAATACCGCACGTGGATTTTCAAGCTTAGTTGCTTTATTACCAAGTACTCCACCTAATTCAGTAGGTAACTTAACATTAAATTTACCGAACTTAGTTTCACCAGGTGCTGCCTTTGCATTTTTTGCAACCCATGCTCCTACTGCTTTTTTCATATCACCGACTGATGTGTTGTCTTTAACATTAAGCACAGTCTCATCACCTACTACTAATGCATCATCGTCCATATATGGTTTACCTGGATCTCTACCTAATTCTTTTTTAAAATCTTTGTAGATGTAATTCATAGTTGATATCTCATCGTTAGCATTCCATCTATGATTATCTTTTGGTCTAGCCTCATTTATTGAGGTAAACTCTTTTACTAATTTGTCTATTAATTTCATGGTTATAACTTCTCCTTTTTACCATTTTTGGTTACTAATATAGCTCGTGGGCTTACAAGAAAGTCATTACTTAAAAAATCTCTTATAAAATCTTCTGGTACTTTAGTATTGTTTAAAGCTATTTTTATTGCTTGTGCAGAATCAAAGTATTTAACTTTTGTTGGATTTAGTGGTCCGCCAGCTTTACGTTCATGTGTATAACCAGTATTACTAGTATCTGCAATTCTACCCTCTATAGGTTCTCTCTTATTAATTTTTACATCAAAATAATAAATTTTAGGATCTGGCAATTTCGATTTTCTTTTAATTTCGTCTTTGGTATACATACCCATACCTTTACTTGCCAATGTCATTAATATCCATGCAGCCGTACTGGCATTACCAGTATACGCTTCGTTCATTATTTGTTTTAATGTCTTCATCGTGACTCGGACTCCCATCCTTTTATTATATCTTTGCTAAAGTTATTATAAGAAAATTCCATCCTATCCACAATCTTAACAGCACCATTAGTTAAATGATCTATAGCAACATATCCCTCGGCGCCTGTTACTTTAAAACCGTCTTTAGTCTTTATAAAAGTATTTATACTATCCATGCTGTCAAGATGCTTTAATAGCATTTTCTTAGCCATTACTAGCTCGTTTTGCATATCAAGCATACTTATAAGCCCATCTTTGTTCTCATCTGAGAAGAATTCTAGTGCTGCAAGCTTCGCTTCTTCCTTCCTATCCTTGCCAGCATCGCTTTTAAGTCTCTCTTTTTCTGTGTTATATCGATCTTCGATCCAGCTAATGAGCTCTTGTACGTATCTTGCTGAGTTAGTAACTTCATCTTGCGATCTAACTTTCGTGTTTCTAAAGGTATTAATAAGTAAATTAATATCCGTATTTGTAGATACGTCAGTAAGCGTATTGGCAGAGATCTTTTGAAAGAGCTTTCCTGCGTTTGATATATGTTTCGTAATTTCATCTGTGTCCCTTTTAGTTAGTGTGGCTAAACCAGATATGTCTGGTAGGTTGGCTGATTTTTGCCATACCGTTCGGACTGTTTTAAATGATCCAATGGTTACACCAAAGGATGCATTCATTTTTTCAAAGGTTGCGCCTGAGTAATAAGTATGCCACACTACGCCAATCTTTGCTCTCATAATATCTTTTGCTGCTTCAACGGGTACTGCATATACTATAGTGTTCGGGTGAAAGGTTACATACTTCCTCCCGTCAATTGTTTGTTTCTTTAAGTCTTTTTTAGTGAACATAATATCACCTTGGTAGACTCCTTGTTTAATACCAAGTTTACTTAATTCTTGAAATGCTATTGTGAGTTTTGCTGCTAAATCTCCAGAGGTATCGGCTTTAACTTCTTTAACGCTCTTATATACCATAGGATTCTTATTGAATATTCCTTTCTTTGCAACAAAGAACTTACCATCACTCGGGTCGATACCAGCAAATACAGCTGGTGCACCATCCCATTTGACCGTGACTTGCTTAGTGTCATTCGAATGACCAGCTAACATGTCTCTTAAATCACGTAATGCGAAGATAGCTGACCGTGCTCCTTGTACACCACCGTCAATCACCATGTCCTCAATGTGAGTCATGTGAGTATTCTTAGCTTCTGCTATGTGTTTCTTTAGATTCATAGTTTTATATTGTTATTAAATTTGATAACTGGTTCTAATTCAAATGCATCTAGTAAAGTATCTAAACCACCATCAATTGCATCTCTTATTTGTTGGGCAAGATTAGTAATTGCATTCATTAACTTAGCCCATGCTGTTGCTATTGCATTCCTTAATCTTTCCCAAATACCTTTAAGCTTATCTAATAACTTTGCTTCATCAATTTTACCTTCTTGTAACATAGTCTCTAGATCTAATCTTTGTTCTATACTCTCATTCTTAGCAATATCAAATTCAGAATCAGCAGTTTTAAAAGCTAAGTCAACAACTTGTGATATAGCATAACCATATTTCTTATTTTTCTTTTTATAGCTTGCTGATTTAACATTAGCTGAGAACTTCATTTGACCTGAAACCTTTTTAACATACTTATGATTAAGACTTAAGGCAGGATACCATGCAATATTTCTTAGATCATATGGCCAGACCAGCATTGCATCAGCTGTACCTTCACCATTACCAAATTTCTTTTCACCACTCATAGCTTCCCAAGCAAATGCATCAGCGAATTCCCTATTAGCAAATGCTTTTTTAAATGCAGTTTCAGCTTTAGCTTTAACTTGAACTTGTGTTTCTAATTGTTTAAATGCTGCTTTATTTTCTGCAGATAATGTTTTAGGATCTTTTTCTTTGATAGCTGTCGAAGTCATTTCATCACCAACCGTTCTAACCTTTGACACAAATTCATTTACTATTTTTTCTAAGTTTTGGCCGAGATTATCCACGCCTATAGTATCAAATGCTGCATATAGTGTAGCAAGACTTTCCTCTTTAACACCAGACATTAACCGGGCTTGTGTACCTTTAACACTTACTTTGTGTGAACCTATATTAATATCAGCTTTAGAAGTATCTTTGCTTTTACCAGTAACGTCTTTCCACATAGCTGAAGTCGATGGAGAAGATTGACCAGCTGATTCGGCGGTCTTTGATCTTGTAATACTCTTTAATTTTTTAGAGAATTCATAATGATCTGATTGATTTTGATTCCATTTTTTATCTGTAGCTTTAAACCAAGCGGTATAACCTTTATCTCTTTTCATATTACGAATAAAGTCGCCTTCGTCTTTTGACTTATCATTAATCATAGCAATAAGAGCCCACTCAAAATACGTAGAGGCTTTAGTTGTTGCCTCTGATAATTGTACTACCTCATCCTCTTTCTTATTATATATAGACCAAGCAAGTGCGAATGCCGTCTCGTCATCCATACCATCAGCTTTAAATTTCTTGACGGTGTCTGCCATTCCTGGAGGAGCTTCTTCGTATCTTGTTTGACGATTGAGTATCTTTGCAAACTCTCTATGATCTAATTTAAAATGGTCAGCAGCAATATTTTGAATCTGGTGTTTAGTTAAGCCTCTTGAGATTACATCAGGATCTTGTCTTAAATGCTTTATCATAAGCAAAGCACCTTTATATTTGTCTTGATGTGCAACTCTGTATATCAGACGCTTAACCTTCTTCGGAAGAAGATCGACTAAGCGCATGCCAGTTGTTTCATTTACTTGTTCTTTAAAATTTAACATTAGTTATTCTTCATCCATAGTTTTGCTGCCCTATTCTTTGGCAATTTTTTAGCCCATTTAGTAATCTCACCTAACACCTTTCTAATTAGACTTGGTGTTTTTTCTCTTACTGTATTATCTACTATAAAAAACATTGATTTACTAGGCCTAGGCCCGAACCCAGTAGTTGCTGAACCAAATGCTTTTATTAATTTAGGTATACCTGTATCTAATTCATTGTATTTAGCCGTAACAAGTTCTGCTCCAATAGTTCTTTCACCCTCTTCACCACGCTGTTTGTCTGCTGCTATTGACATTTTCAAAGGAACATTAACATAAACCATAGCACATTCATAACCAAGTAACTCTAACTTTTTCTTTTGCGCTATTATTTTAGTAGCATTTGCAGCTGTACCATCAATAACAAGACCTAATCTACCAATTAAAGCATGTCTCTGGATAGCTGCAGTATGTCGTTTTGCTACCGTGCGTACAACATCACGTTCGAAAGATCTTTTAGGGTCAATAATGACTGCGCCTTTATCATCGGTAAGGCCTGCTTCTCTCATATAACGACTGAATTCTTTATCAGAATTAATTACTTTAAAGCCAAGTTGCGGTCCTAATGCCATCCAATCAGAGACAAAAGACTTGCCTGCGCCTGGAGCGCCTGCCATAAAAACTGCTTTGAATATTGAAGGGTCATTTCGACCCTCGAGAAATGTTTGTAAAGACTGCATCGGACCTTTATATGAATAATTATAAAGGTATTTATAGGTTTTATAAATTCTTGATAATCTTATTCAAATTCTTAATTTTACTGTACTTTTTAAGTTTAGTAAGCTTAGGAATAACATTGTCTGTTATTTTTTCTGTTGAAACATAGCCATAATAATCAAGTATAAGTATCATAGCCATGATATCACCTAACTCTTTTTCTAGTTCGTGAATATTATCTTCATCATATGGTCCGAATCTAATTAATTTTGAGTTAGCTTGTATTACTTCCGCGCACTCTTCTGAGAGAATGGTTAGTGTTTCTTTTACATTCATTTAGATCGTGGACCTAATACGAAGTCCTGTTTTTCCATTGAGTCAGCCAATATACTTTGTAGTATAGCGCCAACAGCTTCATTAAATTGTGGATTACCGTGAGGAGTTTCCATTGGATATTCTACAATTTCATAATCGAAATTTATAGATTTGGTTGTATCATTTAATTTGACATCCATATAACGATAGATCACATCGTGGTATTCACCACCCTCTAATCTAATATACCAATGATCTGTATCTAGATCATTGCGGTCTACGAATGACCATCTATTAAATGGTATAAACTTCTTTTTTTTCTTAGCCATTACCTTTTAATAAAGTCGAGCTCGTACATAATACCATCGTACTCAAATCTAATAACTGAGTGTGAGTATTCATTAACGGTAGTAGACTTCTTACGTGTCTCAGTCTTACACACCATAGCTGTAGTTGTACCTACCTTGCCTTCAGCATCTTTAGCACCAATCATAGCACCAATGATAGCTCCTGGAACTTTACCATTCTCATCATCTAAAGCATCACCAACAACTCCACCGAAGATTGCTCCCCAAAATGCACTATTTGCAATGTCTGCATTGCCTACCTGTACTTGTTGGTTCTGACATACTTCGACTGTATATGGTTGTAAGTATACAACCTCATGGTAATGATCTGTTACAACTGCGCCTCTATTGGCAGCGAGTGCTGACATAGATACGGCAATTAAGATTAAACCTATTAATTTATTTTTCATGTTTTCCTTCTAATTTGTATGGGATTCCAACTTCTTTTTCATATGGATCTAATGGATATTTGTTTGGTACTTGTATATTTTGCTTCTTATCTATATTCGCAAAAATACCAACCTTTGAATTCCTTTCCCAACATTCAATAATGTCATCACGAATATATTCTAATGGCGTACCAGTAGGATATTCATGTGACCAGTTATATGCCATCTTCATAGCATTGTCACGGATCGTTTGAATTCTACGTTTCTCGTAGTATTCCTTTCTTCTAAATTCTATTCGGTCCATGAACTTTTTCGAATAGCCTTGATTAAATAATGCTTTAAGCACTTTTACACCTCTTACTGTTTGGATGACGTTTACATCTGAATGTTCCATGACTTAAATATTTCTTAGAGATAATATTTTTATTATGATCCCTTTTCCGTATGACATACGGTATTGCAGTCTTACTCATTCTTCCTCCACGTCTATTAAATACATTACCTCTGCTTCTTTAAATAAAGCTTCGGCTCCTTTTATTGAATTATCCCATGCTCCATTATATTCTGTTGGTCTTGTTGCAACAACCTTTTTAATACCACATTGAATAATACCTTTAGCACATTCGTTACAAACAGGTAAACCATATACATATAATGTAGAATCTGCTAAAGAAACTCCATTAAGACTAGCATTATATATAGCATTCATTTCTGCATGTACAACTAATTCATACTTTCTTTCACGATTATTTAATCTTTCATCTGAGTCTTTTATGCCTCTTGGAAAACCGTTATATCCTTGAGACAATAACTGACCATGTTCGCCTACAACCACTGCACCAACTTTAGTGCTTGGGTCTTTGCTCCATGTAGAGATCTCTTTGGCTAGGTGTTTATATTTAGATGCCCAACCATGACCTGTTAATAGAGTGCTCACAAGGTTAATATTTGTTCGACAAGAGATTCTTTCTTCTCACGTCTATCTAACTCAACGCCTTCTTTGCGAGCTAGCTTTTCTAATTTGACCTTAGTCATAGCCATCATATGTTCTTTATTCAACATTCTGGATATGTAAGGTTTCAAAATATTATTCATATGTAAAATCCTCAAATTGTGTATTTTTCTTAGGTGGCTCATCCCTTACATTGAGAGTTTGCGCAGTATCTTCTACATCATATAGTCTCATCTTTGCTCTATCAATACCAAGTACGAACTTCTTGTTCCCACCTGTAGGATCATTATACCTATTCTTTAATTGCTTAACCATTATCTGATTAAGGTTCTCTAGTTCTTCCGTAGATATAAGTGCAAACATAAGGTCAGCCGTTGCCGGTAAACCAAATGATTCACTCGTATCTTCTAATCCCACATCAGATGATGCGAAACCAGATCTAGTGGTTTGTGTGGCAGTAACGATAGGTAAGTTATACTCTACCGCCATGCCACGCAATTCTTCTGCTATTGCTTTGACCATAATATATGAGTTAATAGATCCACCCATAGCTTTCATACGTGAGCTTGCACATATATTTAAATAGTCTATACAAATAAGATCAGGTGTGAAATCACGTTTGATCTTTAATTCTTTTAATAATGCTCTAAAGTGAATAGAGCTTGCTGCCCCAGTGGGATACTCTTTCACAATAAGTTTACCAACACCTTTGTCAGTGAGCTTATGCATCTTCTTATCGAACATATCTTTCGATAGATTCTCTAATTGGTCAATAGGCACATTCATTAGATTAGCGTCAATACGTTCTGCTATCCTTTCTTCTGCCATCTCCATAGTTATATATAGGACATTTTTCATCTGAGTCAAGGCCCCTGCAGCGACATGACACATAAATAAAGACTTACCTACACCTGTACCTGCGAGAGCCACATTCAATGATTTCTTGACGAGACCACCTTTAGTGATTGTGTTAAACTTTTCTAAGTCAAATGGTAGGTGTTCCTCTTGCCTATGATAGAAATCATAACGACCATCAGAGTCATCAACATAATCGTGACCAACTCTTAAATCAAAGTTAACACCAAGAGCTTCACTTAATACTTGTGGTAATGCATTCTTATCTAATGTCTCATGCTTACCTTCAAT